CTACATCCACAGCGATCACACGTTTTCGTAGTCTTCCGAAATATCGTCATCAGAAATTGCCACATTTTCATTCTCCATCATTTGTCCACCTGACATGCGATACCGCGACTCAATCCAGGCACCGAATGTAGGATCAGTCAACACGGGCATCCAGAATTCTTTGTTGTAAGTATCACCAAGACGATACTTCTTTTCCTCATCAACTCGCTGATACCAACCATTACTTGGTTTAATCACGTGACCTGATTCTAGTGCCATGTCAAGCAAACCAGACCACTTACTGATACCACCCTCAAAGGTAACTTCAATTGGGATCTTACTCTTTTCTCGAACGAAGCGAGACTTCTCGACGTTGATAATAAAGTTGTAACCAATTACTTCGGTTCCCTGCTTCTCTTGCTGGCGACCAATGATGAAGATGTTATCAGCGGAATAGTAAATACCAGTACCACCAGAGACAATCGCCTTCGGGAACATGCCAATTTCCATGTAAGTATGATTGACCACGACCATAGGAATATCCTTAATGGTAAGGTGCGGAGTAATCATACGGAACAGTGACTTCATCTGTTTGGCACGAGTCATATCAGCAACCGACTTACCATCGAGAGCATCATCGACTTCTTTCTTAGATGCCAAGTTACCAACCGAGTCAACAACAATCATGACACGATCCTTGCGTTCAAGTTCGTTGACTTGCTTCATAATATCATGCTTCAACTGCTCGATGTCAGTGATCGGAGTATGAATAATCTTGTTGGTATCAATACCAAAGTTCTCAAAGTAAGACTGTGGCGCACCAAACTCCGAGTCATAGAACAGAACAACACCATCGTCATACTTATCTAGGAAACTCTTTAGAAGCATCATAGCAAACGCTGTCTTGAAGTGCTTAGATGGACCAGCAAAGATGGTCAATCCTGGAGTCAGACCACCGTCTAACTTACCAGAAAGTGCTACATTCAGCGCAGGAACTGCAGTCTGAATTAGATCCTTCGTACTGAACAACTTACTTTGAGAGAGAACATTAGTCTCCTTGATTGTGCTGTTCTTCTTAATTCTATCAATTAACTCACTCATGCAAATAAATCCTCCAATGATGCGGTTACTTCGGTTTTCCAACCAAGACCTTCAATAATTTGTTTAATTGGTTCCAAGAAACTCTTCTCGAACATTGTATTATAATCTACATAACGATGAATGTCAAGCTCTTTTGGAATCTTTCCAATGAATGCAATACAATTCTCACGAATGTGATTCGGTTCTTTCAAGTAGAGAAACTTAATCTTTTCTCCTTCTTGGATTACTTCATATTTCTTATCTAATTTATTCTTACGCAACAAATGGTTATACATCAACGCACCTCGAACATGCATTGGTGTTCCCTTTGAATAGATATCTGCACCAGAAGTATACTTCATAAGACCATTTACACCACGAGGAAATGCGATTTCCTCTGGTTCAAACTTGTTGAACAACATGCGAGTATGCTCAATAAAACTCTGTAAAGTTTTCTCATCAGTGGTCAGCGCAAGTCTTACTGCTTCTTTGAGACTTGCTCGGACAGGTGCTGGCGTAGACGACCGAACGATCTCGAGACCCATGACTTTGAGTTTTGGTTCTTTGTATCGAACACCTTCGTTATCGTAGACGTTGAGCGCATACCTTTTCTTCGCAACCCAGAGACCACGTTCCGCGATTGCCTCGCGTTTGAATATAATTTTCTTTTGAAATGCGTTTGTGTAGTCTGCAAGTTGATTACAACTCTGGTTGATTGCCTCTGTGATTTTCTCCTCGCAGATTTTATCGAGAACATCAATGAGTTTATCACGTGATAGATTACCATAATACTTACGAACAAGAGGGTCCAAGGAAATATAACAAGAATCAGTATCACTGTAGAAAGAGTAGTTGTGTCCATTTGTACCTACGACCTTATTGAGATAAACATCAAGTGCCGCACCAACTTTTCGGATAATATACTGACCAGTCATCGTGATACCCTCGGCAATACGAGCATCATAGTAACGGAAATATTCATTTGCCAACGCACCGAATAGTGAGTTCAACTGAATCTTTCTTGCCATCTGAAAGTTATTATACTTCGAGATGTCATTCTTAAGTCTAGCATCTTTTGTAATTTCATATTCTTTTTCAGCAGCGATCATCAGTTTCTTGTATTTCTGACGATCATCAAAGAATTTCTGAACAATCTCAGGAAACTTACCCTGCTTTTCTCGGGTATAACAGTAACCATTTGCAGTCATGGTGCAGTCATTAGTCTGTAAATCGCCAAGATCATACTTACCCTCGAGCAATCCGTTGACTGTTGTTTCTTTCACATGACCTTGAACGAAGGTTTCTGGTGACTGATTATACTGCATGATGATTGACGGATATAGAGAGGTCGCATCAAAGGAAACAACCCAATCGTACTGTCCAGGTTTTGGTTCCTGAACAAACGCACCTTCAATCTGTCGTCCGCGACTCTCCTTTTTCTGAGGGATCTGGATATTCTGATTGTGGAGGTGATTATAGATGATACAATCCCAAGTACGAACCTGAGAGAACACATCGTTGAAATTACACTTGGCATCATATGCCATAGTGAGAATCAGTTCGATCAACTTCATCTTACGCTCAAGAGCATCAACGATCTCAACGTCTCGAATGTTATACTCTACGAACTTCTGCCAGTCCTTAGTGTAGAATTCTCGGAAAGAGTCATATGGGTTTTCCATTTTCTTGAGATCTAACTCGACCTCACCGATGTAGTCAAGTTTATAACTCTCTCGACGAATATAAGTAAACTTCTTGTAGAGATCAATGTAGTCAATGATGGCAACACCAGTGATATCATACGAGACATGCTCACGTCCCATAATTGTCATGTTCTTACGACGAACAAGTCCCCATGGAGAGAACTTCTTCTTCATGGTTGTATCATCCTCGGAGCAGAACAACCGCTCAACTCGAGAGATTAGATACGCGATATCGAATAGGTCGCAGTTCCAACCTGTAATGATATCAGGATAATTCTCAGAGTAGAAACGAAGGAACGTCTCGAGGAGATCACGCTCATTATCACACTTGACATACAAGAACTTGTTGCCTTGAGTGCGAAGGTTCTCGACTTCCTCACACTTGTCATCAAAATCACCACATCCGAACGTAATAATCTGTCGAGTATTAAGATTTTTGACTGTGATCAGGAGAACTTCTTCGATGGGATTTTGAACATCAGGAAACCCCTGTTCGGCAGAAGTCTCAATATCGATCGTCTGAATGTTTAGTTGAGTAATATCCCAGAGGATTTCTCCAGGATAAGTATGGGTAATATATTGATACCCATAATTAGTCTGCCCATAGATCGGGAAGTTATCTACCTCACCATAGGTCTTAACGAATTCTTTTGCTTCATTGTTGTTGGCAAATTCTACAGGTTGTAAGTCCTCTCCGTATAGAGACTTAAACTCACTGGGTTCTTTTGACTTCACATACAAAGTCGGGGAAAAGTCTTCCCTCTTAGTAAAACGCACACCATTATGTACTCCACGGACTAAAACCTTGGAACCATATTGGTGTGCGCATGTATAAAACTTCATCTAAAATCCCTCATAATTCAATACTATAATACTATAAAACATAACAAAAGTAAAGGGATTTATCGTAGTTTATATCCAATCTTTGCTTCTAGTTCTTCCAGTTTCATAGTCGAAACCTGTGACTTAGGAGTTACGTTATCTACGATATAAACTGCAACGTTACCACTTTCGAAGAATGCAACCTTGTAAAGAAAGTCTGGAACTGGAACCTTACTCTTACCAATCAATGTTGGATTTACAGGGTAATGTGCACCAGTAACAACCCACTTGAAGGGAACCGAACGAACACGCTCTTCAAGATTTTTCCATGCAATACGGTTGACCGAAGGCAACTGTGGAGTCATGTTCGTCATCAGGAAAGTGTCCGACATTTCATTGGCATCGTCTGCGTTTGCAGCAGGAACCATGTGCCCACGATCGTAACCAGAGTTGGTGTAGTCAGCATGGGTTGGCGAATCAGCGATGCGCTTGTCTGGACGGAAGTCGTCAGTACGTGGAGTTTTCTTTACTCTCGCTTGTGCAATCTCAGTTGAGAAAACATTTGCGTTACGAGCATCGTCATAAACAATTGCGTAGAAAGAGTTGCAGAGAACCGTAGTTTTTGGAACTACGATTTCCTTACCATTTGGATAGAACTGATCGCAAGCAGATGCATTAACAGCAGTCGGTACAGCGAACAGAAATAGAGCAGCAATAAAATTCTTCATATAATAAGTTTACTTTCTGGAACGACCAGACCCGAACCATACCGAGAATTATACTCGTTGAGCATACCAACTTCTGGGTCGAAAATTGAAACAATTGCGCCACCACGGATCGGAACAATACTGTCCTTAGCATAGGGGCAGAATGGAGCAAGTCCAATACCAAACTGGTTGTTTTGACCTTGGGGAACCATCATAATTAACAGGGGTTTACTGAGAACAACGAGATTTCCATCATCAAACTCAGAAACATCTGCAATGATTTCGTCTCCACTGATCAACTTAACACACTTGACATTACTAGACATATTTATACTTTCATTATTAAAGGGTTGAAAAAGGAACACTAATCATCGATTTGCTCCTAGTAATTGAGAGGATAGATTTACCACACTTGGATAAAAAGTTGCAAAAACTTCTCTCACCTCATCAGCATTTGCAATTTGTTCGTACGGATCGAGAGGTAATTGTTTCTCATTAAATATTCCGTATGCGAGTTTTTTCTCATTTTCGTTTAAGTCTGCTGCCATTGAGGTCAATTCATCATATTCAACGACAATATGACTACCAACAATATTAGTCATAACTTTTTTATTGTGCTCTTCCATAAGATATCGACCAAGAATCATCGTCTTTAGTTCTGGAATATCTATCTCTAAAATCGCAGAGTTTTTACCGCTCCTGAAAATCATAGTTTTCTTAGCAAAGTAAGAACTGAGCATCTTATGTTCGAAGTTACGATTGACATATACGAATTTAAAATTTTGTTTTTTTAGAAACTCTAGACCATCAACAAGAGAAATAAAAGTTAATCTATCATCTAAGAATATACGACATGTCAATGGTTGTGTTGGATCTGCTCGCGATACCTTATCGATCCAATCTTTTCCTATCGCGGGGAGTTGTTCAACGTTTCGATTGGCTGCCATTTTCATTTTGCCTTCACCATCAGTCACCATTTTAAATGACAGTTTGTTATTGTCATCCATTTCAAGATTGGCAAAGTAAGCAGTGTTGAAGTTCATAAAATCTTCAAGTGTCACTACATCATCATACTTTTTACTAATCGAGTAGTTAAGCAGAGATTCGGTAAGTTGTGTTCCAGATCTTGCAACACCAACAACACAATACCTGTGGTGTGATAGATTCCAGGGAAGATTGTCAGTCAAGTTTAACATTACATATATTCACCTTCATTATTATTGGTGGGTGAGAATTAATCCCACCCACCAAATTCAAATTACTTTGTTTTACCTTCTGCTAAAAATTCAGCAGCTTGCGATGGATATTCATTATCTTCATCGTCAATTTTAATTTTCTTTGGTTTCTTTTCTTCTGGAATAAATGCTTCAAGAAAAATCTTCAGCATACCATTAACCAGAGAAGAACTCTTTACTTCCACGTTATCTGCGAGAGTGAATTCACGTTTGAATCCTCGTTCAGCAATTCCCTTATAGAGATATTCAGTAGACTCAGATGAGTCGCATTTTCCGTGAATACTCAACAGACCCTCTTGCAATTGAATATCAATCTCCGACTTACCGAAACCAGCAACTGCCAGTTCGATTACGTAGCGATTTTCATCGACTTTCTTGATATTGTATGGAGGGTATTTAATTGGCATCATTTGTGTAGATTGATCAGCAATTTCTGCTAACTTCTTCATTACACGATCAGAACCCACAAAGTAACGATCCCATTGTGGCATACTTGTTGTATCAAATTTCATATTTTGCTCCTATTAAGCGAGATTAAAAAAAGTGCCATCCGAAGCATGGCACTTTCTATTTATAATATGTTTCGGGAGAAAAGTCAATAGTTTTTCTAATTTCTTTTTGCACCAATATTATATTTTTGAACCAGTTC